TATTACAAAATAAAAACAAATTTATCCCACATATTTTATCCCTGGGATGCTTTGGTCTTGCCGACGCAACCGCTAAAGTATTACTCGAAGATTTAATAAGTACCCAAATAAATAAAACAAATAAAAAAACAGAAAAACCAAAATGTTCACATCGAATACATCTCTCCATATATCAAGAACAACAACATGAAATTATTATTGGAATCAATCCAAAATTAGCGGAAACCCTTGTTGAAAAGGCTCTTGAAAAAAATGTAATACATCGTCTACAAAATATAAAGTCGTACAAGAGAGAAGTAACAATGCGTATTTCTGGAAAAGTAGATTCACGTTTTGATTTTACTGGAGTAGACCAGAACGGTATTCCTTTTATAATGGAAATTAAAAATGTTCCCCTCGCTGATTATGAAGATGTATGTTCTAAAGATAGAAAACTATTGGATTTTACCGGAAGAGAGTTTTCGTCCAAAGTCGCATATTTCCCCGACGGTTACCGAAAAAAAAGCACTGACCCAATCAGTCCTCGCGCATTAAAACATGTTCAAGAACTCACCTGGATAAAAACCCAAGACCCGCGTATTCGTTGTATATTATGTTTTGTTATTCAACGACATGATGTAAATAGATTCTCTCCGTCTGTTATTGACCCTATATATCGTGAGGCAATTCGTGTAGCAATGGACGCAGGTGTCGAAATCATACCGTTGGTAATCAAATGGGAGCGCTCTGGTGAAACCTCTTATGACGCCCATTTTGTTCGCGACGATTTACCTATTGTATTCTAGGGTTTTCCCGGTAAATATCTCAAGGGAAAAGAAAATAATTCTACAAAAGAAACGACTTAAAAAGACCCAGCTAAAGATAAATATGTCATCAAGTTATACAACCCAAAATGATTTATTGTTGAACAATTTACTGGATTTTTACAAGAAGGACAATAATTTAGATAAAATGTTGAAAATCATTACCGGAGAATCTAAAATATCACTGCGTATTGTAGACTGGTTTGCTACCAATTATGCGAAAAAATATTATACACTGTACTCTTTTGAGGATGTCAATGGAATCACCAGACGATTTAAGGTGTATGTTGATTACAAGTTAAAACTAAAAGCTTACAGCAAACGTCGTTTTGACCCTTTTTGTCGCTGGGACAGAATCAGTATTCCATACAAAGAAGAAGGAACATTTATCGAAACTACCATCGGTCAATTGAACTTTTTTAAATGGACCTTGGAAAACAAGGTGGTTGATTATATCGAGGAAAATTATGAGACCATTGAAAAGGACATGAATAATCGTAATAGTACATCGAAGAGAAAGGAAATCGCAGTGGAAAATAGTGCGACCAAGACGAGAAAGAAGCGCGAGGAGTTATCTGTCTCAGCTACCAAGAGCATTAAAAAAGAAAAGGTGGAAATCGTAGTAAATTTTAATTAAAATTCACAATATTCTATTATACTGAAAACAATATTAAAATATTTTGTTTTATTGAATATTAACAAAACAAAATATGGGTAATTCCCAATCTATTCAAAAAATAAATTTCGAAGATATGCAAACCGTATATAAAAATCCGGAACTTTATTTGCTTATCAATACTCTCCCGGTATCGGAACAAGGTTGCCTTATATATAACACGATTAAACCAGAACAAGAAGAAGGTGTGATTAACAGGTACCTGGGAGGGAACAAAGGCATTCGAATCATACTATACGGAAAAAATTCAAATGATGAATTAATATACAAAAAATACAATCAATTGGTGGGGTTAGGGTTTGCCAATGTATATGTATATACAGGTGGTCTTTTTGAATGGTTGATGCTACAGGATATTTACGGATTTGATAATTTTCCAACGACCAGCAAACAGCTGGATTTATTGAAATTCAAACCGCAAAAAAGGTTGAACATTTCTTATATTGAAAACGGGTGACCCAGGGGTTATTTCATGAGTGCCATATTGGATAATTCATCGGCGCGTTTGTTTTTATCGCGATACACATGTTGAAATGAAATGTTTTCAAAATATTCCGCGATTGATTTCGCAGAATGGTGTAATTCTAATAATCTATCAGATTTCACCTGGTATTCACCGCGCATTTGTTTGATGACTAATTGACTATCTCCCCTTACAGTTAGTTCGCGGATTTCACGAATAACTGCTTCTTGTAGTCCAAGAATGAGCCCACCATATTCAGCAGTGTTATTTGTGGCGCGCACCCCGACAAATTTAGAGGCGCCCCATATTTCTTCACCTTTATAATATAAAACCGCACCTGCACCGCCTGGACCAGGATTACTTTTACAACACCCGTCAAAATATAAAACGTAATCGGTTTCAGGTTGCGGGGATGCGTACATACTTTCTGGAAATATTTTTACACCCGTTTTATAACACATGTACTTATAATAATTATACATTTGTAATAGTACAAATATAATTATTCAATTTTTATTTTATTTAGAACACTACAGAGAGAAAATATTATATCATAATATTATATACAATGAAAACGCCCAAAAATAATCGTTTTTTTAAATATTTATATTACATTGCGTTATTTATCTTGGCATACTTTTTATCTCGCTTTATTCTGGATAAATACAATGAATCCAGGAAATTTGAAAAATTCACAGGAGGTTTACCCATGATTTCTACTAACAATGGTGGAAATATTGCGGTATGGATTAGTTTGATAGTTGTTGGATTCGGGGTTTTATCTTTTCTTTTTTATATCATTTTCAAAAATGTAAAAGAAAAAAGAAGCATTGATAAAGCAGCAACGAATCTATATAAAGAACTTAGCAAAACATGGAGTGATTAGAATGTATAATTATTTTATTATTTGATGAATGATTTTATATTTTCAATCCAATCGCCCAATATATCTTGATTTTCATAAATATCCGTATTTCCATCCAACACTAATTGCCTGTTAGATACTTTTTGAAAATCACTGTTCAACATATGGGTATGATAACTATGACACGATTTCAAATAATCTAATGGAATGTTTGATTCCCCTAGACGAGAACGTTTGGCAATTCGTTCGTGACAGATTTCGGGGTCTGTTTCCACATAAATGACTCCACATATGGGGAAATCCTTTACAAATGCGTCAAACCATTTGTTATATATTTGATAACTTACGTCTTCTATTTTATTAGACTCGTAAAGCATTTTCGCAAACACAAATTTATCAGTGTATAAACTTCGTTCGCTAATAATAATTGCGCCTGGATTTTTTTCAACCGTTGTTTTCAATAAGTTCAGTCGAGAAATATATGCCATCATTTGAAATGGGAACGAATATTTATCCTGGTCTTGATAAAATTTTTGTAACATGGTATTTCCGGCGGCATCTTTAATTTCCTCCCATTCGTCGACCGGTTCTTTCATAAATATAATATTTTTGTTATTTGAAAATTCCTTCTTTAGATTTTCAAGTAATGTCGATTTACCCGAACCAATATTTCCCTCAATTGAAAAGATGCGTGTTGAGAATTCTGTCATTTTTGTATTGTATAAACTATAATTATAATATAAAAGTTTAAGTTGTCTTTATTCTTTTCAATTTTTATTTTTATAAAACACACCTTTTGAGAGAAAATGAAATACCCCAAATTAAAATTGATTATTATTTACTATTATTAAATATAGTAAAACAACTTACAAATAATTACACATAGTATATCATACAACTCAAAAACCAAAAAATGGATCTAAACCAAAGAAAACTTACTAAAAACGAATGGGAAACTATAGAAACCCCTGTTTCTGAACAAGAAAAAGAAGTATTAAACCTTATTATACAAGGTTACAACAATGTAAACATCAAGTATAACCGTTATCTTTCCCTGTTTCAATATTTAAAAATCGAATACAGCGAATCTATGGAAGATTATTTATATAATAAATACTTTTCCCCTAAATTAAACGAAATCAAAAAAAATTATCCAACTGTCTTGTCTGTATTTCAACTCATGACCGCGAAAAACAATCCAACAATTAAAAAAGCAGACCTAATCCGTCTTGAAAAAAACGACCCATCCAAAATAAACCATGATAACGCCTATGAATATTTGCTCATTGACACCGCTGAACAAATTGTCAAATACAAAGAAAAAAAGAGTTCAAAATGGTTATTTCATTATTTCACCTTGAGTAAATTAATCAAAAACTCGATTCATAACTTGAACCGTCACGTATTGTTGTTTGTCACAAAAATTCTCGCACTCTATGAAGACGACGTTGATTTAACCAAAGTCATCGAACATTCCGTAGATTTCATTGAAAAAAACAGTGTCATTTTGAAATACGGCGATATTTCACTCTACGAACACCAAAAACAATTGTTTTCCACTATGAAAAATCCAGACTTTGACGAACGTCAAGCCTCCTTTCGCGCTGAATGTAAACTCCAAAAAAAGCAAAATGGTGACGATGAAAGCGATAGTGATGATGATGATGTATCACCGTTATGCTCAACTGAAAAAAAAGCACCAGCTCCTAGGTTGGTCCTTTATATTGCTCCCACCGGTACAGGAAAAACGCTGAGTCCCATTGGAATTTCCGAGAAAAATCGCGTCATATTTGTATGCGCCGCGCGTCACGTCGGTTTAGCCTTGGCTCGCGCAGCGATTTCCGTCGGTAAAAAAATAGCGTTCGCTTTTGGGTGTTCTAGTGCGGATGACATTCGATTACATTATTTTGCGGCGAAAGAATACACCGTGAACAAACGCGATGGCCGAATCAAAAAAGTAGATAACAGTGTAGGTGATAAAGTGGAAATTATTATTTGTGACTTGAAATCATATTTGCCTGCGATGTATTATATGAAGGCATTCAATCCAGTGGAAAACATTGTTGTTTACTGGGATGAACCCACCATTACCCTTGATTATGAAAATCACGATTTACACGAAACCATCCAAAAGAATTGGAATGAAAATTTGATACCCAATATGATATTATCATCTGCGACATTGCCGAAACTACATGAACTAACGGACACCTTGGAGGATTTCAAAGAGAAATTCCCCGGGGCACAAATCGTAAATATTGTGAGTCATGATTGTAAAAAGACGATTCCTATTATAAATAACAATGGTTACGTTGTATTGCCTCATTTCATGAGCACTGATTATGATAGGGTTTTGGAAATCGTTGAAAACTGTGAAAACAATTTGACCCTGTTGCGTTATTTTGATTTGAAAGAGGTCGTTGAATTTATACTCTTTGTTGATAAAAATAATTATGTTATCCACAGTAACAAAATTGCGCGTAAATTTGCTAGCATAGATGATATAAATATGATGAGCATTAAATTACACTATTTGCGCTGTTTGAAAAATGTCATTGGCGGTTCGTGGGGGTCAATCTATATTTCCTTGAAAACAAATCGAGTGAAACGAATTGAAAACAATGAAACCATTGACCCCAAAGGTGTTCCTATTAAAAAATCAACGATTCATGTTCAAGATAAAAACGCATCAAGTAATAGTTGTGCGATTTATGTTTCAACAAAAGACGCATATACATTAACTGACGGACCTACTTTGTTCTTGGCTGCTGATGTGGAAAAAATAGCAAAATTTTGTATTCAACAGGCAAATATTCCAGCAAAAGTGATGGAAGATATTTTGGCTAAAATAGAATTCAACAATCAAGTGAATGAAAAAATCACGATTCTTGAACATAAATTAGAAGATCTAATTGAGAAAAAAACTATGAAACAACAATCCGGTGATGACAGTTATGCTGCTAAAAAACTAAAAAATGAATCCAAAAGTCGCGACAAAGATATCGGTGAAAAAGACGGGGAGGTAATTAAACTAAATGCGGATTTAACACTATTGAGGTCAATGATAAAATCAGCGGAATTAAATGAAACCTTTATTCCAAACAAACCATTACATTTGAAAAAATGGGCGGACACATTAAACACAGTTGGTGCGTTTACTAGTGATATTGACGAAGACACTATTACAGATATTATGCTTTTGAATGATGTCGAAGATAGTTGGAAAATATTGTTACTCATGGGTATCGGTGTTTTCACAAATCATCCCAATATTACTTATACAGAAATCAT